AACGGCGCGGAGTAAGTTACAAGAAACGTGTGGAAGATATAAACAGGATATATGACCGTTACGTCAAGTCGGGAGTCCCGAACCGGGAGATATGGCGACGGTACATATATCCGGTTTATGGCATTACCGAACGGACCTTCTACAACATACTCAATGCCGATGCGAAGGAAAAGAATCACATAGCTGACGAGGAGACCCGTCAGCTTTTGCTCTTTAAGGACGAGGACTATGAATGAAGAGGCCGGCAAAATAATCAAGCGGATACTTCGGGACATACAGGTGGAGCTCGGCGATGAGTTCGACCGTAATTTCGAGCGACAGGCGTTTTTCAGCGAGGCGTGGGCGAGACGGAAAAGCCCGAGCGGTACACTTCTAATCGATACGGGCAATTTGCGGAGGAGTGTGCGAAGCCGGACGACCGAGAACAGCATCACGTTTTTCACCGATCTGCCGTATGCTTCCATACACAACGACGGGGGCGAAATCGTGGTGACGGCCAAGATGAAGCGATTTTTCTGGTATAAATACTACGAGGCAACCGGCAGTTTCGGACGAAAAAAGAACGGGGAGCGTCGAAATGATAAACGGACGCAACAACTCTCCACAGAGGCCGATTTCTGGCGTTTTATGGCCCTCAAACGAGCCGGAACAACGATTCGCATACCGCGTCGTCGATTCCTCGGTGCGGGGCCGGAGGTGGAGCGCATCGTGCGCGAAATCATCGAGGAGAATTTAAATGAATATTTCAATGTTGATTTTTCAATAGAGAGGAAATGAGAAAAGAACTTTACCGAATGCTGTGCGACCGTCTGAAAGAGGTCGGCGGCGGTGCGATCAAGCACATCGATTTGTGGAACCATAACGTGGAGTTTATCGAGCAGGAGGAGAACTGGGAGCGTCCGGCCGTGTTTATCGAGTTCCGGCCCATCAAATGGAATGCGATAGTAAACGGCTTGGAGTATCGAGCCGAGCCGGAGGTGGCGTTGCACGTGGTGACGGACTGGAAAGGCGGCACGAGCGACGGCAGCCAATTTCAGGAAGAGGGCTTAGAGGTGTTCGACCTGCTGGACGAGATACACGCCGCACTCTGCTGTATGGAGGGTGAGGCCTTCAAGGAGTTCGACCTGGTCGAGAGCGACACGAACCACAACCACGAGGATATCGTGGAGAACATCGAGATATATCGATGTGTGGCGATTAAATCCATGAGATAAAAAAATCGATTCAAAATGAATCGATTTTGAAAATTTGTCATATATTTGCGATGAGGATTGAATGAGCCACTCACACGTCGGCCTTTGTGGCGCAGACTTCGGGGGGATTTTCAATCCTCATTTTATTATGCGCATTGTATATAAGATATTCTCACTTGTCATTTTTACCTTGCATTCCACATAGACTCCTTCCACATTGGCAATAAATACTTTAAAATTAAAATTGTGGTGGATCCCTTTTTCTACCCTCACAAATTCAGCCAATGGGAACCATTCCCCTATTCTTGTGGCTAACTGCATAGTTTCAGCAAGTTTTTTGTTGTAAAAATTCTTAGCGAAAGTCTCAGAAAAGAAACCTTTGTTAAGAATGACATCTTCATTAATATTCGTATTTTTGATATAAAGACGCTTTGCTTTCCCTGTTCGTAACTCTACTTCAGGTAAATGAATGTCTGTCCATTCTTCAACAGCCGCTTTTATTTCCCGACGTTCTTCTTTTGTCAGTTTTGCTGTCTTTTCCTTATTAATCATATTCTGGATAAATTGGCATGCCTGGCACAGCTCGTTGTCGGGAATAAACACCTTTTTCGCCAGACTGAACTTTCCTTTGGCAATATCGCAATCCCGGCAGCGGCTGACGGTATAGGGGTTGTAATCGGGAACGGCTTTCCCTTCCTTGCCCGGGTTGAAGCGGAACATTCCCTTCGTGTCGCGCTGCAAGGCTTGTTCGCCGAGCGCCATCGCCTCGTCGTGCGGAGTGGCCGGATACTTGGATTTCCGCACCTGGACTACGGTACAGCGGCATCCCCACCCGTTGGGCGGATAGAACTCCTCCCAGAAGGTATCCGTTATCGGCAGGGTCACTCCATGAAGGGCGGCGTGTTCTGGGCGCACCCGGCCGTCGCGAGCCGTGCGGTATTGGAGGTAGTATCGGTCACCGTCCTGCATGAACCCTTCCCATTTGCCGGCCATCTCGGCCGATGCCTGTACGAAATTGTACTCGGCCCGAAGGTAGTTGGAGTTATAGGTCTTGTCGATCTTCCGGACATCGTTCAAAAACCGTTCGAACGACTTTCGATTTCCGTTCTCGTCGATGAGCGACGGGAACGCCTCGTTCAGCTCGTGAAACGCCTTCATGCCGGAGAAGATATAGTCGGACCGTTGCAGCCTCCGGCGCATGAGGTCGGACATCTCCACTTTCTGAAAAGAGGAATCGAGAGCCCCGGCGTGAGCTTCGATAAACTCCTGCGCCTCCGGCTCTGCCAGTATGCCGATGCGTAACGAGGCCCCCGTTTCCCGGTATAACGCCGACATCATGCCC